CAAGAGTGAATTAGAAGATTTACTCAGCTCATATTCAGGCAATCCAAACGCCGCTCACGAAGACATTGTTGATGATCAGCTACATGAAATTCAACAGGCACCGCCGATTGATTTTGCTGAGATGAATGCAAAGTTTGAATCTCAAGCTAAGTCAATAACCGACTCATTATTTAAATTCTATGTTGATCTTGGTGTAATTGATCGCCACGAGTATTTCAAACATAAGCAGGCACTCGATAATGCCAATATCTCAAATATCTTTTTTCAACTCAATACGATTAAGATGGCAATTGAAAAGATTGCCGAAGAGATCAATCAGGGTAACACTCACCCAAGACTGTTTGAGGTCTTTGGGCAATTACAGGATAAGTTATCAGCTGTTGTTAAAACTCAAGCCAATTATCTGCTCTTCTTAGAAGACACATATAAAAAGGCAAAACAGGAAGTTGAACTTAAAGAAGGCGGCACTCAAGGTAATGGTACTGCTCAACTTGGCAATGGCCGTGCCCAATCCGGTGAATACTTTGTTACAGCCGGCACAAAAAATTTAGTCAAAGCAATAGACGTCGAACCGCTCGAAATAGAAGAGCATGAAGTTCGACACCTAACTCACCCAGCTAAAAAGATACAGGTGATGCAGGAAAGAGGCCTCGACAATTTAATCTCTGCTGAAAGCGAAGAGGACGAGACCTTGTCTACTGATGACATCGACGATTTAATATGAGAGATTTCATAACTTCGTCTGGTGGTTCAACCAGAACCAAAGTCTCAAATTTGGACGATGGCGCTGGGTCAAATGCAATTTGGACCTCAGAGAAGGTTAATAAACTATTGGAAGATTTTGAGAATGGACTAATTGACATTAAAACTGTCAAAAACTCGCCATTTAAAGATAACGATCCAGCTTGGAAAAAGGCTAACCTCGTTTTTGAGTACACGCCTGAAGAGATGGACGAAATTGCAAAGTGTAAGGCTGATCCAGTCTACTTTGCAAACAAATACTGTCAAGTCATGACCGAAAATGGCATTGACATTATTGAACTAAGAGACTATCAGGAAGAAATTATCGGTTCTTTCAAGGCCAATCGATTCAATATCCTAATGGCATCTCGTCAGATTGGTAAAACTGTAATGTCCGGAGTATTCATTGCCTGGTTCCTAACTTTCCATGCAGATAAAAACGTGTTGGCAGTTGCTAACGTTGCATCAACAACAAAAGAGGTTGTCGATAAGATCAAATCAATTTTTGAAAACTTGCCGTTCTTCCTCAAGCCAGGCTGTGTATCAAATAACGTCTTGTCAATGAAGTTCGATAATGGCTGTCGTTTGATTGGTAGAACTACCACCAAAAATACAGGTATTGGTTTTACAATTCACCTGCTCTATATTGACGAGTTTGCTCACATCAATCCAGCATATTTAGATTTCTTTTATCGAGCGATCTATCCGACTATTTCATCGATGTCAAATTCAAAAGTCATCATAACCTCGACACCAAACGGAATGAACCGTTTCTATGAAATTTACATGGATGCAGTTGAGGGCAAAAATGCTTATGTGCCATTGCGTGTGGACTGGTGGCAAGTACCAGGTAGAGATGATGAATGGAAGAAGATGACAATTGCAAACTTGGGTTCAGAGGAAGACTTTAACCAGGAATATGGTCTACAATTCTTCTCTTCTGATAAGTTATTGCTATCATCAAAGGATCTTAAAAAGATATTCAATCTAAGGACCCAATACGTTCAACCTGAATGGTGCCAGGATCCCTCAGTTAATGAGTTGTTTGATGAGTTTATGGCACATCCTAACTTTGCAAAGCTCACACCAGATGATATTAGAAATGATGGTAACTATTATATCTTTTCAGTTGATACGGCAGACGGCGTGGGTAAAGACTATTCAGTAATAAATGTCTTTAAATTCACCACATTACCGATTAAAATGTTAATGGGCGTGAAGGACTTTGTGAAAGATGAAACAGACATATTTGGCCTCATTCAAGTAGCGGCTCTTCGAACCAATACTAAGGACATTAATGAGTTCTGTAATTCACTTGAAAAATTAACGTATTCGGTGTTTAATCCAGATAAAGTTAGACTCTTGATTGAGTTAAACCACAAAGGCGAATATGTATTAGATCGAATCACAAATACCGAGCAATATTGGCCTGGTCAGTTAATTCATTCTAAGCATACTGAAGCAATGAAAGGTTTTAAACCTGGACTAAAGCTAACTATAACTAACAAATCAAAGTATTGTGAGCGCTACAAATACATTTCTGGCACAAACCGAATTCTACCGAACGAATTCCGAACAGTCCATGAACTGGGCTCATTCGGTAAATCGACTAACGGTACTTATCGCAGCCAGAGCGGTAATGACGACTTGGCAATAACTTGCGTAAACACCTCAGCCTTCTTTGAATCACCTAACTTTTGGGAAATTGCAAACGAAGAATTGGAGAGAGTAGATCCGGCTTTTTTGAAAGAAGTTCACGAAAAAATACTAGATCAAGCATATTTGACGTTGGATACAGGCTTTGATTTTGGCGAGCTGCGAGCACTAAACTCCACACCATCGGTTGGGCAGCCTAAAGTTAAAACTGCATTAGATCCAGATTCAGTTTCTGAGTATAAGAGAATGTTGGGATATTTTTACGGAAATTCATAAACCGCGAATGAAGTTTGATTTAGTTGACGATAAAATCAGAATTTTTAATACTCTAATACTTGGTATTGAAACTGCTATTGAGCAAAAATCCGCTAGACTTTTTATAAAAGACATAGTCGTTCTTGGCGATAAATTAGATGTCGTCGTAGAACGGGCCGATTGGCCATTCACCTTGAAAAAGGCTCAGGACTTTTTTGAGAGCCTTGAAAATTATGAGAAGTGCGCAAAGTGCAAAACTCTCTCAGATTACCTAAAAAATAACGACTTAAATATCGATGCCGACTAGACCAAAGAAACAACCGCCAAGACGTAATTCAAAAACGCTCGAACTATCACAATCTGACCTGAGACAGGTCGTTCTAAATGAAAGCCAAAAGCAATATTTTGATACAATTCTAAATAGTGAAATTGCCTTTTGTTTTGGCCCAGCTGGCACCAGTAAAACATTCACCGCGTGTTATGCGGCTCTACGACTGTATTTGAGCGGATCAATCTCAAAAATTATCCTGTCCAAGCCTATCCAAGAATCTGGCGAAAAGCTCGGTTTTTTACCTGGAGAAATTAAGGATAAAATTGATCCATTTATGGAAAGTTATCGCTCGAATATGGTAAAATTATTACATGACGAAAACGTCGTTGACTGGTTAGAAGGAACCGGTATCATAGAATTTAGACCATTAGCGTACATGAGAGGTGCAACTTTTGATAATGCCTTTATGATTTTAGACGAGGCTCAGAATGCTGATTTTAAGCAACTGATGCTCTTTTTGACTAGACTGGGTAAGGACTCTAAAGTTCTCATTTGTGGCGATGTCAGCCAATATGATATTTCAAAAAATAAGGTAGCTTTACCTGATTTTATCAAACTTGTTTCCGGAGTAAAAGGCGTTGGAGTTCACCAATTTAAGGATTCCGATATTGTTCGAAATAAAATTTTAGTTGAAATCACCGAAAGATATGAACAATGGAAAAATGAGAATCCAAATCATACATTTCTTAGGTAAATTAACTAAATGAGCACTTACGACCAATTAAACCGCCAATTAAATGATGAGATGCAGTCGCTTGCTGAGAAAATCAAAAGCGGCGATTACTCCGAGAGAGATAGAAATAGACTAGCGTCAATCATGTACCCGAAGTTAAAGTACTTTATTTGGAAGTTCTTTAACGATACTGAACCTACTGAAGAGGTTCTGCACAACACACTGTACAAAATATTCAAGAGCATTGAATCATACAGTGATAAATTTAGATTTACTACGTGGATCTATACGATTGCCAAGAACGAGTCCCTGTTGCATCAGCACAAAATGAGAACTCAATTTGCAGTCAGATTGGATGACGTTGAAAATAAAGTAGATCGACCTGACGACTCAGGCTTTGTCCTAGAAAAGGAAACTTACATTGAATCTCTCTATGTTGAGACTCTACGTATGATGACCACTCTACCTGACTGTATTGAAAAGTCAATCCTAATTGACAAAGAACTCAATCACATGAAAGGTAATGATCTGGCTGAAAAATACGATATGAATCTGAACACTGTCAAGACTAAAATTCGTAAGGCCAGAAAAATGCTTAGAGATCAAGTCCTAGAAAAGAATCCAGAATTCAAGGACAGACTAAAAGAATTTCTATAATAATGCTAAATTCGATATTAGATTTCTTAAATCCAGTTTCATTTTGGAAAAATGTAAGTCAATGCTATAAAGACGTAATAAACTATCGTTTCTATCGCAAGACTATTACTAAATTAACAGCAGATGGCTCCCTTAAAGAAAAGGGCATGCGAGCCGATACTCTCAAACGAGTATATTTTGTCATAAATCTATTGCCAGAAACTCTACTCGCAGGGTCAGACGTTGAGCTGTTAGAACGAAGCCGAGTTACTGAAGCGATTGCTGAACGAAATCAAGTCTTTATGAAAGACGGCCTTCTTGAGATAATTGAAGCTGATTATCGTCGAATCAAAACTGCTGAATATTATGCGTATTTAGTGTGGATCAAGTACCGCTGGGAGTCAAAAATTTCAACCTGGCTCAAGACCATTTTGTGGATTTCATTGCTGGTAACAATCGCGGTGAACTATCAAATTGGAGTAACTGCTGCCAAGTCTATCTGGATGTGGTACCAGCAGATAAATAACTAAAAATTTTTAAGTGATGCAATTCATTGAAAAATATTTTAAGCAGATTGTACTAGGTTTTCTTTTTATCCTGTTTGTTCAACAGTGCAGTGTATCTAGAAAAGCGGACAATGCTTATAAGCAAGCCAAATTATCAACTGCAACAGTTGATTCGTTAGTTAAAACTGGCCCAGTAACTGCTGAGCAAGTTAAACACATCAGTCAGCAGACAATGTTTGAGTTTTTGATTTACGAAGAGGACGTCGATAAGGGTAAAACAAGTCTATCTGATATCAAAAATAAGATAGAGACTAAATGACCCTTGACCGCAACAAAGCGGTGAACGTCTTTATTATCGGAACCTTTGTTACTCTCTATTTTCTAGTTTCGATTATCTCGACGATTCACGTAATAGATTTCTTTAAGATGTCCAACCCGACCTGGTTGGCCGTTAGCTTGGCAATTGCCTTTGAAATAGGAGCAGCAGCCTCTTTAGCATCAATCATTGCGCTAGAGAAAATGAATAAGACTATTGTTTGGTTGCTATTCATTATCTTAACAGCAATGCAGGCAATGGGTAATACCTATTATGCTTATACTCACCTTGAAAATTTCCAAGGTTGGATTGAGCTGTTTGGCCTAAACGAAGAGGAGCTAATCTATCAAAAACGAATGTTGTCGATCGTGTCTGGTGCAATCCTACCAATCGTAGCGCTAGGCTTCATCAAATCGTTAGTTGATTACATAAAGCCTGAACCAAAAGTTTTGGAAGAGCCCATTATAGATAATAAAAAGGAGCCTGTCCAAACCACAAAGAAGGTAAATCCGGATGAGATTTTATCTAGGGGCGGCCGGGTTTAAAAAAGTAGCCGGCAAGAATGTACATTAAATACGTAGATGATCCAGTTAAAAGACGCGTAAACTCCGCATTTGGCAGTTTGTGTGACGGAGACCCTATTAAGAATACTCTAAAATTGGTTGATGGCTGTTTCTCGATATTCGAAAGAGAAAAATTGCTTGCCTCTTTTTGCGAATTCAAACACCTAAGTTTTCCAGTTGATGGCTTTTCGCTAATTGATCTATCAGTTTGTGCAAATTCAACTGAAACTCTGTTTGATAATAATCTACAATCAATTGCGGCAGTTAATGGAGAATATCCACTAGACGCCGATGAAACCTACGTTAGAGGAATCTTATTAGCAATAATCTATCCAGCAAGCAATGCGATTGAAGCTACTACTTATTCTTCAAATTTAACGATATTCGATAGACCTGCAACTGGTTCGTTTGTTCTACCAGTTGGCGAAATGTTCTCTCATTTTGCAAATGCCGATGCTGATGATGCTCGTCAATTGCTAAATAAAGTTACGATAACTAATCCGAATGCAGATTACAGCATTCGAGTTAAAGGTTTATTAATCTCGTCGAAAACAAATCCAGATCCAAATAGTTTTTGCTAATGGGACCAGTTTTAACATATAGTCAGCGTCAAAATGCAATGTCAGGCTTACCGTTTTATGGTAAGGGCGATTTTAATTTCGTTGCGTCAAGGGGTAATTTTACGCCAGGTATTGCAATTAAGATTTTACCACTAGCTGATTTATCTAAACCCAATACTGACGTTGAACCTTCTGATTTCGAAAAAGAAGTAAAGGCGTTAACTAGTCAATTTAAAGCAGGCGGCCGAATTAAGGGAGTTAAAGTTAATTCTGTCCATACCGATAAAAATCCAAAAGCAATTGTCGGTAAATTTGATTCATTTAAGGTTGATAAAAATACTAAAACAATTAGAGCATTTATCACCGATCCAAACACTCTAGAAAAGCACGAAGTTTATCCAGAGACACTAATTAGGCTAAACGAGTCAGTCCAGCACAATACCGCTAAAGCAAAAACTTTCTTGGAATTTTTAATATAAAATTCTAAAAAAGTCAACAATATGAGCGAAAATACTGGTTATATTCCAGAAGATGCTCAATCCTTCCTCGAACAAACTGATAGAGCGTACGGTAAGAATACTGTGGAGTCTGAAAAGCCCGCTAATTCTTTAGGTACTGCAGCTATTGCCGAGCAACCGATTGCATCAACTATTTCTGGAGCAAATGATTCATTTTGGAAGAATATTCCAATTCAAAACCTGCCTTCTGGCGGAATTTTTTATCCAGACGACACAGAAATTACAGTTAGAGCAGCATCAGTTGGCGAAATTAGGCACTGGTCTACAATTGACGAAAGCGATGCGCTAAACATTGACGATATGCTCAATTTTATTCTTGAAAAATGTTTAAGAATAAAAACAAAGGATAATGCTGCCTGGTTATCATGGAGAGATATTTGTGATGTTGACCGCATGTATCTGATCTTTGCGATCCACGAGCAAACTTTTCCAAATAAAGAAAATATCTTGTGGACTCGTTTTGAGTGCAATGAGACGTGTTCAACTGACAGTAAATTCTCAACTGAGGTTAGAACTACGAGCTCGCTATTACAAAATTACGAGCTTGATGGAGAGTTAAGGCCATATTTTAGAGCTGACTATAAGTGCTTTGAAGTCGTGTCTGAAAAGTTGAATGAAACCTTTTACTTATATGCACCGACTCTTGGTGTAATTGAAAGAATTAAGGCAAAGATTACAGCCGACCGCAAAAAGGGTAAAACTGTTGATAAAGCATTTATTAAAGCCTTGCCATACCTCATCCAAGATTGGAGCTCATTTGACGATGCCGAATACACTAAGCTCAAATCAGATTCACTGTCTTGGCACATCAATAAATTTTCATTCATTGATCGATTTGCAAATCTCTTCCAAGAAGGCAAATCGCTAAGCGTTACGATGGCTTGCCCAAAGTGCGGTTCCAAAATGACGTCTCCACTTTTTTTGGGATCAAGCTTCACTATTAAAAGTCTTTTCCTTATTTCAGGTAGACTTGATGAACTTGTTTGAGGCAAACAGGGTATTATCAGTGAAGCTTAATCAACCGCTTGAAAGCCTCTATCGATTACCGTTTTACGAATATTCAATCTACAAAAAGATCATTGTTAAGGAGATTGAATCAGCTGGCGATGGCTCGACTAGTACAATTTCACAAGAGTCCTTTGAAATAGAAAGGGCTCGCCCGAAATTTCCGGCAGCAGATTCATAATTCGGATAAATAATCTTAGTAAATAATTCATTCTTAAATGCCAGACTTAAAACGCGGATCAACCGGCTCATCAGTTAAACGACTACAGCAGTATTTGGGAGTAGATCCAGCGACTGGTACGTTTGGGCCAGTTACCGAAGATGCGCTGAAAGCCTGGCAAACAAAGAATGGTCAAGCTGAAACTGGCATTGCAACTCCACAGATTGTATCAACTCTTGCTCTAGAATTTGCACAAAAGGTTAGCGTGGCAACAGTTGAGGCTACGGCCGAAGAATTAGGTATTAATTCTACTGCGCCGATTGAAGACTATACTGCGAATTTTAATGCACTCGCAAATAATCAGTTTCAACAATTATCTCAGCCATTTAGACTTGAGAGTGGAGAGATTTATGATAATGCATTAGCTGCTCAGTCAAATGAAGGTTCCTTTGAATCTGGAATGTATACGTTCGATTCTCTGCTTGCTAATCTAGCAGCTAGACCTCAAACTGAAGCTTCACAAACTGTATCTACTGTGCAGTCGACAACGACAAATATCAATAATGCACAGACTACTCTAAATACTGCAAACAATACAACCAATAATTTAAATCAGGCGGTTGACCGATCTAGAGTTGAAACTTCAAAAATGATCGAACAGACTAGCATGAATCAAAATAACTCGATCCAAAAAGTCGATAATTTTAATTCGCTATTAACTGGGCCAGAGATACAAAATATTCAAAATAAAACTGAGCAAGCTCAGAATTTAACTACTACTTTAACTGGAACAAACACAGTTAATCAAACTCAAACCAATCAAGCGACAACTAACACAAACGAAGCGGCTAGAGTTGAAAACACCCAGTTAATTACAAAGACTGAAGCGTCACAGATCATAAATCCACCGAATCCAATAGTCGGAGCAGTTGAAACGATGGGAACTGGTGTTAAAAAGGAAATTCAGAATATGAGTACTGATTTAAGTACAAATATTTCGAATATGAAAACTGGCGATAATGTGTCAACTTCACAAGTAACGCAAGTCGATCAAAGCTCAATTTACAATACCGCTGGCGAAAAAGGCAGCCCTGCTCAAGTTGAGCTAGCTAAAGGCAAAGCTGAAGAGCCTAGTAGCGAACTAAACCTAAATGAAGTGTATTTGTCAGCAATCTATGAAACCTTGGTTGCTGGAATTAAAGTTAAAATATCATCATGATAGAAAAGTATCTACCACAAGTAAAGGAAATTATTTCCGAATATCATTTAATCAGCAACGAGCTGGACGGAATAAAGGCTAGAATTGAAACTCTTGAGATCCTGCGCAATAATTCAATGCTGAAGATCGAACAGAATAGAGAAAAGGAAAGGCGTCTAATAGATAAAATAGAGAAGGAAATTGGCGAGCCAGTTGACTTCAGAAAAATACTGGAACTAATACAAAATGAAAATCATTGAGCTCCTTACTGCCAATCTCAAGTGGGTGATCATTGCGGTACTTGGAATCTTTATCTTAATGGCTCTAAAACAGTGTTCAGATAAAGATACTTTAAAGCAACAACTTGCGATTCTTGCACAAAAGGAAAAGACTGCACAAAACAACCTAAAGGTTTTACAGGACACCATGGAATACTGGCAAGACGAAGCTGGTAATTTCAAGTCTGAAATCAGCATCTTGACTGGCGACAAAGAAACAATTGAAGAAAGCTTATCAAAGTACAAGGATAAGTATGAAGATGTACTTGGCGACAGAGCAAAGGGTCAAGAAATGATTGCTTATCTAGAAAATCAAATTAAATTTAAGGATCAAGTTATTTCAGGATTAGGAGCTCCAGGTAGTATCGCTTCACTATCTTCGGACTCATCAATTTCAATCAATATTGACAAGCAATTTGGTGATGGTAATTATTACAAAATACTGGGTGAAGTTACGACCAAATTAAGAGATAATAAAATAGAAGACGGTAAAGTTGAAATTAATCCAGAGTTTGGGTTAAGTTTAGCTCTTGCAATGTCTAAAGACAAAGAGGGAATTTTCCATATTACATCAAGCACTAAATTTCCAGCACAAGTTCAAATGTCAGGAATCAACATGATAGAGAGACAATTGAATCAAAAATACAGCAGTTATTTAGGCTTGGGAATCCATGCAGGTTACGGACTATCAATGCAACAGCAGCCGACGTTCTTTCCATATATCGGAGTCGGTCTTAGTTACACACCATCATGGTTAACACTTAAATTAGGCAAAAAGTACAAATGATTTCAACGTACGTTACATTATCTGATTATTGTGTGCTAGAATTTATGGCACATCCACTTGGCGATCCGTCGCCAGAGTTGGTTACTTCGACTTTTTATAAGTTGAGTAATACCACTATGGACCTAATTCAGATCTATAACGACGATGGAGATTTTGCAACGACTCGCAACGTTAAGGATATTACGGTTGCGCCAATCGGGGGCTCAAGACTAGCTTTACTAGATAGCGATATTGCCCCAGAATATCAAGACTATGATCCAGCCCTGTCACAATCACCAATTGATCCAACTTACTCTGCTAATTTAGTATTTGATACCGTTAGATTTCACTTTGCTGCCGGCTTTAATTTTAGCGAAGTCGGTTCGTTAATCGTTGGTGTAAAACATAAGCTAAATGATCTTAGAAACTTTATCTTTGCAAATATCGTACTTGATGATATTACAGCCGAGGCAATCCTATCATTTAATGTGCGACCGCTTTATCTAGGTGATGCAATTTATGATAAGTATATTGACATTAAGATCCCATCGATAAAATACCTGGATGATAACTTTGATCAATTTGGACCTAACTCGTTTGAGTACTTGGCAACTGATGGCATTGGCTTTATTAAAAATGCACCAGTTACAGTCTTTATTCAGGAAGCAAATACTCAATCTCTTTACGGAACAAACAATATTGAATACACAGGTTACTTAGTTACTGAAAATTTTGAAACTGCGATTGCTCAAACTAATGAGTTTGATAATCTTGGTGCAGTAATTCAAGAGGCACCAGACGGAGACTATATTGAATATTATGCAACTTGGAATGGAGCATTTCCAGAAGACTTAATTTCAATCTTAAATCGTCGAGGCAGCAATCAGAACTGGATTCTAATTCACCAATTACAAGTGTATGAACAAGTCGGCACAGCGTATTTGCCAGCCGGAAATATCGTAATTTATCAAGAAGATAATTTTGGAGAACCTCTTGCTTATCGACCTATCTTAAAGAACGCAAGCGTTGCAGTTTCAATGACGATTGATTACACTCTTAGATTATTCAATAAGGGCACTAGTGAGAATATAATTAGAACTGGGTCAATGACTCTGTTTAATCCAAACAAATACGGCAAGTCTTTAGCTAAAATTGAATTAGTTGGCGGTCCTCAATCGAATATCGTCTATAATAAAATTCAACAGACAACATTTGATGCGTCTGGAGCATTTAATGTAGTATTAGGCAATTCGAATTCTCAAATTCAAATCAAAGAGACAAAGGTTGCGGCACCAGTATTCTTCCACAAGTCTAATGTGATGATGAGCTCAAGAAATGCTCTAATTACCTCAACTGAACTCGGTAATGAAGTTGTATATGGTCAAGGCAAAATGATTTTACCAATTGACCCGACTGATAATTTTATCAGATTTAATATCTACAAACAGATTGCAACATCAACTAGCCCAACTCCACTTTCTTTAAATCTAAATTCATCGTTTAAATTAACGTTTGGTAAAAACTCATCTGCTGAATTTACTAATATGAAAGATGCAGCCTATGAAAATTTACAGTATGGACAGATTGCGTTTAAAATTAATAAAGCGGAAGCTCTAAAGATCTTAGACTCAAAAGACGATCTATTCATAATTACTGTAATTTCAGAAGACGGTACTGAATCTATGCTGTACACTGGCAAATGGAGAGCCTCGACTGACTATCAAACAATTATACAAAACGAATTGGCCGAGGCCGCTGCGATGCTTGAAGCTTCACAGAGCGCCGAATTAATAAAATCATTAACTGATAAAGTTAGTTCTCTCGAATCGGAAGTTGATAAGTGGAAAAAAGCAGCAGCAGCTAGATCAATTAAGATCGGTACTCAAATCGTTGAGCCAGCTGCTACTATTAATGCAATTAGCTCAATTCCAGTAAGAAGCGCTGCAACCACATCTGCTTCCACTAATTTAGCAAATCAGACTGCGCAGAATTCAACAGGATCCTCAACTAATACACCAAGATCAGCTATCATAAAAAATCAGTTATCTAGCGAATTTGGTGAATTTGGTGGAAACTCATCTAACCCAGGACAGGTTATGTTTTAAGATGTATGCAGGTTTGCGTATAAATAAACATAGTCAACTGACAGATAAATAACAAAAAAAAGAAGGACTATTAATGAACGGCCTTATCCAAGAACTAGTAAACGAGCTAAACTCTAATGTGAGTGTAAAGGATGCAATTACCACTAAAATGGTAGTTGAATCAATTAACAACTCTATTCTATTGGGAGTATCTCCAGCGGAGGTATTCGAAAATGCTCTAAATACATTAACTCAGCTTTCTGAATCAACTGCTAACGAATCTCTAAAAGAAGTCGTTGCTAAATTCAAGAGCTTAGCTAATACGCCTGCTAAAAAATTAAAGGACATGTCTGGATCAGCTGACCTTGCAACAAAGGTTAAAGCCTTGCAAGAAAGTGCTCTAGCGACTGACCCAGTATTCAGACACACTCTAGCTATTTTAGAGAGCGGTCTAAATACTCAGCCAGAATTCAGAATGATTTCTCACTTTATTTCAGGTCTATCTAAATACGCATATGATCCAGCAGTTTCTGAAGCATTAGCTGATGTATCTTCTCATCTCGAACAAAACCGTTCTAAGTTTGAGATTATGAATGCTGTTCACGAAATGCGTCAAGCTAGTCCAGTAATTTACAAAGAAGCTTGTTCAATCTTGGAAGAGTGCCTATTGGAAGGAACGATTACGTCTGATTCATTAAAGATGAAGCTTCGTGGTAAGGTAAACATGCCAATCGTTAACCGTCTAGTTAATACTCTAAGCATGGTTGAAGCACGTTCAGCTGGCACATTCAACATCGGTATCGGTAATGGAGACGCTCAAGTTAATTCAGTAGTTCTACCGTATTTAGCAATTTCTGAGAATGAAGTGGTAACAGTAGTTGATAATAGCTTTGTTAAACTATCAACTGAAGAAGCACCAGTTCAAATCGAATCAGAAAAAGTTGAAGCTGAGTATCCAGAATTCTTTGAAATGTATGAAGCTCTCAATGCTCTAGGCTTCTCTCACACAGGTAATAACTATACTGCCAAATTAAAGACAATGACTGTCGGATTTGAGCTACACGAAAATAGTTTACAGTTTACAGTAAACGGTAAATCGATTGAAGATGCAGCTTCTGCAAATGTATCCGAAATCTTTGTAATGGAATCAGTTGAAACTCGCACAAATATCGCTAAAGTCCTATCTAACCTTGAAAACATTGCACACTTAGATTTTGCAAAAAGATTAATCAATGAAAGACTTGGAAACGACGCATACGTATTCACAGTAAACGAATCACTATTCGTATTTGAGAAACTTGGTCAAACTAGAACAATCAAAAAGATGGAAGGTACAACATTTCATAATTATGTAATGGAAAACTTCCAGTATGATGTGACTGAATTATACTCAATCCAACTTGAAGAAAGCGCAGAATTTAATAAGAACGTTGATTCAGAAAAAGCTAGAATCGAAAAGAACATTGAAAAACTTGAAAGTTCTATCAAATCAATTGATGAGGCTTTAGCAACTGCATCAGTTAACGAAGACTATTCTGACAAACTTGGAGAATTGAAACTAGCTCTAGAAAAGAATGTAAATTCGTTAAAGAGCCAGTATATCACGCTTGATCAGTCTAAAAAAAAGGCCTAACTGAATCCGAAGAGCTTCTGATCACAACTGGTAAGAAATTTAATGTTGGAACCAGAGTAATTTTAAAGGACGGTAAGCTTGGAAAGATTACAGCAGTTAACCTAGACACATATTTAATATTATTTGACGACGGTACTTCTTCTGAGGTACCGTTTTCTTTTGTTAAAAAGTCGGCAGCTGATTTACAGTTTCAACCGAAATTGCAGCATGTTACATTAAAAGATTCTAGTCCAATTTTAAACCAGAAAGACAAATAAGTAGTATAATAGCAATAAACTATATTACTTAGATTATGTCAAATGTCCTGTCTTCATATGATGAAGCCCTAGCTTCTGGAGAATTACGAACTTTTAAGAAGAAAACCAAATATCATGAATATGAATTCGTAGTTCGCTCCGAAGACGAGATCAAATTCAATGTTTCTCAAAATATCTCGATTAAGCCAACCGGTGGCGAGTATTTTAAACCGCTATTTACTCCGCATTTTGCAGCAGATGGTAACATCCTAACCTTGGACGATCTTAATCAAGAGGACGTTTGGTTAGATGCCGGTGGTCACATTGGAATCTTTGCAACTAGATTACTGACTCAGTTTCCAAAAGTAAAAAAAGTATATAGTTACGAACCTTTTAGAAATAATGTTGATTTTGCTCAGCGTAATATTGAGTTGAATGGAGTAGCTGATCGTTGCGAAATAATCGAAAAAGCACTAGTACATGACGATCAGGAATCAGTTGATTTCTTTTTATCACAGGACTCAGGCAAACACTCTGTCCATCCAATCAAAGGTCGAGCAACAACGTCTGTGCCTGCAATCAATATTAATGATGCGTTACGTGGAGTAACTGCAATCAAGATGGATATCGAAGGCATGGAGTATGATATGGTCAAAGCAATCACAGATTGGTCCAACATCAGATTAGCAATAATCGAATATCATTTTCACTATTCATGGTTAACGGGTAAGGATCGCGAAAGCAAATTTGCCGAAATGATGGAAATCTTTCACGCAAATTTTGATAAAGTATTTGTAAATAAGAATGCTGCTTCAGGCAAGCATTTTATTACGCACTTTGCCGGCTTTAAAAACATTTAACTCCATGAAGAAGATCCTATATGCATACTTTGGTAAACTTGGACTATTTGACGAAGATATTCCAGGCCATTCTTTTTATCAAATTGGGCTATTGGATGCAATTCGTGATATTGAAGGAGATTGTAAAATAGATTTCTATTCGTATCTACCTACAGCTAATACAACTCTAGTCTTTCCGGACGATGACTTAGGTAGATTAAATATCTCATACTTTAAAGAGCTAGTCGAAGACTATGATATTCCTTTTCATGAAGTCACGAATCGAATTATTTCAAAAGAGTATGACGTAATCTATTTAAAGGCAAGATTTAGGAATTTATCAACGTTAGCAAAAGGCCTATTTGATGCACAGGAATTTGAAGATCTTATTCGAATTGCAGCTTCAATTGGAGTACCAGTTTACATATTAGATACTGATCTATCTCTACCTGCTTCTTTTATGGAATCAACTCGATATCCATTTACAATAAAGGTTCCATCAATCGATATGCCAGGAATCGGTAAGCGTTTTGCTGAAGATTGTTTATCAATAAACACCGAAAGAATTCGTAAGAGACCCAAATTACCAACTGTCCTATACTATGGCAATTTGGATTTTAAGAATTACAAAGTCGGCCACTCAAAAAATCCAATTATCGTTGAGCTATTGAATATGCTGGACGAGTATTCACTATTCGATGGCAGTCAATTTATGGTAACTCATGCCGGCAAGCCAGTATCTGAGGTTAAAGTCTACAAGCAGATTCCAAGGACTAATCGTCTCAGTATTTGGCATAGTTTTGCTGAAGCTGCTGCGAGTATCAATATTAGTAAAGATCTGTATATTGAACGTGGCTTTTTACCGGCAAGAACCTATGAAGCTGCAATGTTTGGCACAGTAACTGTGTCATATTTAGATAAAAATCTGCACCCAGCTATGAGCTTTACGAGTGTAGAACAAGCAATTCAGCAACTTGTGTATTTGACTGAAGTATCAGTTGATGACTATCTATCACTATATTCGCATCAGGTTAATCAACTTATCAATAAAGGCAGATCTCATGAATAAATAACCAAAAAGGTTTTTATCCATGAAATATGTGCTAACTGCACAAGATTACCAATACTGGAATAGCAACGAGTCTCTACAATTAAGAAACTTAGTCGAATCTATTCCAACCAAGTTTTGGGAATCTTTAGATTCAATACAATTAACTTTCCAAGAAGCAACTTCTGAGACTCAAAGCTATCAACAGGTTCTATTAGAATCATTTGATGAAATTGAAGAAATTAATGATTCTCAACGTGCCCTATTTTTTGCAGGCATTGTTGAGGCCGGCCTAATTTCAGCCGAATCATACAAAAACGCAGTAAACGAAGCCTTCGCTGTATACGAAGGATTATGGGACACAGTTAAGAGTTTCCTATCTGCAATAACCGAAGGCGGATCAGCAATCGGGATTTTACACCTAATTTTAGATATTATAGGTTTAGTACCGGGTAGCTGGGTTGGTTTCCCAATCGACGTTGTCGCAAATATTCTAAACGCTCTAATCTATGGAGCTAGAGGAATGTGGTTTCTTGCAATCATATCTGCGATTGCAGCGATTCCAGCAAACTACGTATTTAAAGGACTTAAATTAAGTCTTACTCCGTTTGCAAAAATTCTAGATAAACTAGGTATTGCAATCTTTAAAGCAGACACAGCCGCCGTTAAAATCGCATCAGCTGAATTAAAAGCAGCAGCCGGTGTAGACAAAGCAGCTTCGCTATCTGGCGCTTTACAGGGATTTATTGGTTTTATAAAGGGTTCGCTGGTTACGATTCTAAAAGCAGTCGGCGCGCTATTGGGCAAAGTAGTTAGTATTGCAACATTTGGCATGGTAAAAGGCGAGAGAATTGTTAAATTCATTGAAGCTAATATCGAAGTGCCATTAATGAAAGCAGTTAAAGGTTCTGAAGAAGCAGTTATCGCTCTAAAAGAGGGAGATGCAGCACTAGCAACTGCTACTAGAACTGACGTGGCGGCAGCTGCTCGAGGTTTAGCAGCAGACGAAGTTGATTTATTGGTTAGCAAATTTAAGAAATTAGGAGTAGGCGATGGTGATCTAGTCGCAAAGGCAACAAATAGCCGAGCATTTAAAGAAATGGTCGAGGCTGGAGCACCAAAAGCTGCACAAGAAGCCTACGTAAACGCAGCAGTTGCTCGTATGGCATTTGACGATGCGATTAAGGCAACTGATAAAATCTTAGCAAATCCACAAGCCACTAGAATTCTACAGAGAGCTGGTTGGCGAGCAGATTCCAATCTAGTTAAGAAAGCAATTAATGCCGGAGACGATGCTTCACTTGAGATAATCTTTAAAGAAATGACTGAAAATCCAGCAATTCTAAAGACATTAACTGAAGGCGAAGCTAATGTATTACGAGTATATTCAAAATACCCAAAGGACTTTATTAAGCATGGTAGACATTTTGACGATTATCTGACAACTTTGACAAAAATCGGTACGAGATTTGCATATCGCGAAAGAATAGGCAGACGCTTGCTTATATTCTTCTTAAAACAGACAGCTAAAGCCATCATGCAACATGAATGTTACAAAGAGTGGACTAAAGCAATCTCTGACGTAAATTCGGCTGATGAGTTAAAGACGCTTGCTGCGACTAAAGTCATCAATGAAGCGATTGACAAACGTAGAGATGAAGTTAGAGCACAAATTTGTAAAGAATACGGCATCAAGCAGGAAGACCTAAATGAATCAGGTAAAGCTGAATTAGAAGCATTGGTTGATTCTGCGCTAGGTAAAGCCGATCAAGCTAAATCAGATTGCGGTCTTGGTTCAGAGGCAACAAATGCAGTAACTGGTGCAAATATGTACAATCCAGGTCTATATGGCGACGATAACATGTTTGGAGAAAAGGATTTAACTGAAGAAGATTATGACAAGTTGATGCAAACGCAGAAAACAATGTTAAAATCGTTAGGCATGGATCCAGATATCGATCCCCAACATGATATGACAAATGCTGATCCAATCGTTAAACTCTATTTCTCAGACGTTTATGATCCTAAAGGAAAAGTTCTTAATATCAACGTCAAGGATGAATCTAGACTTGAAAAAACAGGTAGCTACTTATTGGAAAGAGGCCAAATTCGTTCGGCTGAAGAGCTTAATGATTATATGGAAAAGATTAAAAAGAGCTGGGATTCTGGCGAAGAGCTACCTGAAGTAACTAAAGCACTTAGTGCCGCCGAAGATTCAACTAAGATTAATGAATCTGGAGATATAAATAAACAAAGTCAGTTCATGACATTTGAACAATTCAAAAACGCTAAAAAGTGAAATGAAAGTATTTAAATCATTCGATGAGTTTATTAACGAATCAATCGTAAACGAGGAAGTTGCTGATAAGTTTAAACTTAAAGTCGATACTCCAAATGCAAACGCTGGAGAAATCGCTGTCTTTAAGGTCGTATTACGAGAGCTCGATCCACAGGCCAGCATGCCTCAATTAGTTGCAAACTCTGCAATGGCAAAGCCAGAATTTAAGAAATTCGCAGACGACGCAACATTAATTGCGTTTATGATGATTAACAAGGAGAGAGATCCTGGATTTTTAACACCACGAGACCTACTTAAAGGTTCAATTATCTTTAAGAAAGCAGACGGTTATGACAAAACTAAAGCTCAGCCTATCGCAAAAGTTGGCGATTTCGCTATTTACGATGCAAATTCTGCAGAGTTGATGAAAGCTGGAGACAAGCAAACTGCTGAAGAAATCAAAAAGGATATCGAGGAAATTAAAAAGGATCCAGTCCTAGTTCCAAAACCTGAAGAGAAAAAACCAGGCAACCCAGAATACGTTGATGTTGAAAACATTGAAGCGGATGCTGACGTAATCGCGTTCTTAAAATCAAAGTTACTTAATGGCGAAGCTGTTAAGTTTAGCAAGTCTAGCACAAAGATCGTTGAGATAAAAGCAACTCAGACTTTGGTTACTAAGTTCAAAAGAGCTGATAAAAAGACCGAATGTGGAGCTTCAGTTAAAGTAAGAAATTCAGGAGTTGACGGCATTTACGGTAATGGTACAGCAGACGGTCTTGGTTTATTGACTAAGAGCGGTGCTTCACAAAACAGCATCACAGCAGATCTAATTGTTGATATTGCAAAATGGTGTAAATTAAATGGCCTAGATAAAGCAGCAGTTAAGAAGATCTTTGACGAAACTAAGCTAGACGATAACAAACCTACTCCAGCGCCAGCAGGAGAAGTTAAATACTACTTTGTAAATAAGGGCTGGACATACACACCGGAAACAGATCCATACAAATAAAAACTAACAAAATTTGATTCCTAATGAAAAAATTAGATCTTTCAAAATACGCATTGATGCTTGAGAATAATGCATTCGTCGTTGAAGCGACTCCATCCGCTGCTACAAAAGCGGCTGCAAAGTCTCTTGCTACCCCAGTTGATACTGATACTGCTGGTTTAAAAGCGATCAAGGCAATTATCAACGATCCGACGGGCAAAAAGCAACAATATGATTCAATCATTGGTCAATTGGAGCCATTTATTCTAAGCCAAGACGTAAACTTGAAAACTACTCCGCTAAAATTTAAAGAAGGCGAAATTGATTACGAAGTAATCGTTAACAGAGCAGTTGACCCAAAGGGTAATTACATGGTATGGTTCGATGAAGACGGCACTAAAATTCTAATTGACGGCCTCGATATGAACTTCTTAGCGACTCAATTTAGAAGAGGAGTTGAAGGAACCTCAGTGTTTGGTCTAAATTTTGGAACAGATGAAGATAAATTAGCAGCGATTGCTGGAGCAATTCATTCAACTGCCGCAGGTGCTAATGCAAATCCAACTGTAATTTTCGATGCTTTAAATAAAGCATACACAGCTGCATATCAAGAAGACATGTATGCTGCACTCGATGGAGAATTTACCGGTAGCCCGGACGCTTTTGCTAGAGCACTATATGGTCAAGAAATTACCGAAAAAGACATTCAAACTGCACTAGGCGTTGATTTCCTTCAATCACTAGCATTAGATGTAGTTATCGGAGTTGCAACCTTCGGAGTCGGAGCTGCAGCTAAAGGATTATTTACTGGAGCTAGAGCAATTAGAGCAGCAGGTGCAGTAAATAAAATCAGCGGAACGGCCAAAGCATTTAGATCAGGTTTAGCAGGTAATGCGACTGGTGTTGGAATTAGAGGAGGCGCAAACGTTGCAACTCTTGCAGCTGGCGCAGCCGATGCAAATTTAGCAAAGAGCGGTTTTTCAGCAATCACAGCAGCAGGTAATGCCGCTAGAACTGGTGCAGCAATTGGAGCCGGAGTCGGTGCAGGTGTTGCAGCCGGTCAAGGAATTAGTGCAGCCACTTCTGACGTAAATACACAGGGTGGTCAAGCAATCGATGCTGAAGCTGCTGCTTATGCATACTGTACTCAAATTAGAGAAGTTGCAAAAGGTTATACTGATGGAGCCGATGAATTACAAATTGCGTTTATGATTTTAGCATTGAACGCTCAGTCTGCCCAATTAGTTACTTCTACTTGGAGCAAAAATTTTGGAGACGAAGGCGAATTCTATGAATATTGTGTTGCGTCAGAATTGAGCGGAGATTTACTATCACTAGTTAATGGTTATTGGGCAGGTATTACTGGTACTGGTCCATTAGCTGATGAAGCTTCAAAAATCAAAACCAATATGAAGAAGGGAGCTGCTCCAGCCCAACCTGAAAAGAAAGAAGAATAATATTACAAATTTCATAAATAGACTAGAGGGAGCGATCTCTCTAGTTTTGTTTTATGGGATCCGTATTCAAAAAATAGAGTATAATATAAAATATGATTATTGTAGACATTTCGAAATTTAAAAACTTGGACCAAGCGCTTAAAGCCTATAAACGAAAGAGCGATAAAATGGGCACAGTTAGAGAACTTAGAAATCGTCAAGAATTTGTAAAGCCGAGTGTAAAGCGCCGCGAAGAAATCAAAAAGGCAAAGTACATTCAAGCAAATTATCGAAAGACTGATGATTGAGAACTTTGAAAATTTTATTGCAGAAAACAAGCGCTCTAAATTTGGAGCAGCTGGCATTGCGATTATTTGGGGAACCAAAATACTATTAGTTCATCCAACTGGCGGTAGCTGGCAAAAACGAACATTAGGTATTCCCAAGGGATCAATTGAAGAGGGCGAAACCGAGTTGGAAGCAGCTCTGCGTGAGACGTTTGAAGAAACTGGAATTCAGTTAAGAGCAGATCAACTCGAACCAACAATCCATTCAGTAATTGTTTACAGTCACAAAGATAAAAAACCAGTCGGCACCATCTTCTATGCAATCTGTCGAATTGAAGATCCGGCTGAGATTGGATTGCCTGGCGACCGTGTACCTAAGACTCAATTGCAACTCGAAGAAGTCGATTGGGCCGGCTTTATGGAAATTTCCGAAGCCTATGAGAAGATGATATATTCTCAATTAATTATTTTAGATAGAGTTAAAGGCTAAACCTTTTGCCAATCCGTAGTAAAATCTTATAAATCATTTCAAAATATGGACAATACACTAGAGTCACAAGTTCTTGACGAGCAAACTGTACAAAATGAAACTGTTGCTGGCGAAGCATCAGAACCGATCGAAGATCCAAAAGCTGAGCTAGATAAACTCATTGAGTTAAGAACTGGCCTCTTTGATGTTAATTTGGATGCAGAAGACCTAAAATGGCTTAAGAATTCTTGCAATTCTAAGTTCTCATTCAAAGGTCCAAACGATGCATTTATGCTAATTAATGCATACCTTGGACTAGATGCAGCTTTGCAGAATATGCCAAAGGGCAAAGAAGCAACTAGCGTTAAATTAACCGCAGCGACGGTTGAGGCACTCGCAGTATTGGTAAATCGTTACGAAGGTTCAGGCATCGGGCCTGCACAAAAGATCTTTAAAGTTGCAGTATCTCTGCAGCAAGTTATCTCGGTTATGAGAGAGCTTGACCAGCAAATCAATGCAATTGAACAGGCACTGCATGCACAAAACGAGCCACAAACTGATCAGGAAGGCTAAAGATTATTGAATTTTTATTCTTAAGAGGGCAGACTATCTGCCCTCTTTTTTTGTATATTAACCTGATATAATATTCAACTATGGATAATTTTGAATTAATCGCGCAGTTTATCGATGAAATGAAGGCTACTTCATCGACCAACGACAAGAAAGAAATCATCAAAAAGTATGATTCTCAATACTTTAGACAAATCCTAAAGTATACATATCATCCTTTCAAAAAATACTATGTAACTTCAGACAATCTGAAAAAGCATCCGGAACTAGTATTTGATTGTTACGATACTCTATTCCAATTATTAGATGGTCTGAATGAACGCCGGATCACTGGCAATCATGCAATTGCCGCTGTGAATGGTTTTATTGCAAAAAATCAAAATCACGCAGATATCATCTATGATGTGATTGACCGCAACCTAAAAACTAGGGCAACAACGACTTTAATCAATGCTGTCCTGCCCAATACGATTCCAACGTTTGACGTTGCTTTAGCCATGCCATACGACGAAAAGACAAAGAAGAAAGTCGATTTCGAAAAGGATACTTGGTTTATGAGTCGTAAACTTGATGGAATTCGTTGTATTTCAATTTTTGACGAGGCTGGCAAAGTCAAATTCTATTCAAGAGCCGGCAATGAATTTTTAACTCTGGGAGTCTTAGCGGCAGAACTTGAAACGCTAAATTTAGTAAATACTGTCATCGATGGTGAGATCTGTCTAGTTGACGATAATGGCAAAGAGGATTTTCAAGGCATCATTAAACAAATCGGTAGAAAGGACCACATTATCCAAAATCCAATGTACTTGGCATTTGATATGCTTTCACTAGAAGATTTTCTAGATGGAACTTCAACTGAAACTTTTGGAATTCGAAATGGTAGATTGTTGTGGACTTTGACTGGCAAGGGACTAATTAGAGTTTCTCACCTAGATCAATTTAAGGTTGCCAGCGAAGACGATGTTATTAAGTCAATGGTAACTGTTAGGCAGGAGGGTTGGGAAGGCCTGATGTTACGAAAGGACTCAACGTATCTCGGCAAGCGCTCAAATGAAATCCTAAAGATCAAAGAGATGCATGATGCTGAATATACAGTCATTGACCTTGAAACGGCGGTTCAGCGAGTTATCATTGATGGAGCTGAGGTTGAAGAATTAATGCTTAAGAATGCAATCGTTGAACATCGAGGCAATCGAGTACAAGTCGGCTCAGGCTTTTCGTTGGAACAGCGTCGATTCTTTAGAGATAATCCAGCTGAGCTGCTCGGTAAAACGATTACTGTTCAATACTTTGAAGAAACTCAAGATCAGCATGGAAATCACTCACTAAGATTTCCAGTATTTAAAGTTTTACATGGCGACACTAGAACTTATTGAGTCAAATTGATAAAAGAAGATATGCATAAACGAATAATATTAGCCGGTCCTGGTGCATCAGGCAAGGACCATATGAGAAAATTACTTGAAAGTCGAGGCTTTAAATACGCAGTCAGCTATACAACTAGACCACCAAGACCTGGAGAAATAGACGCTAAAGACTATTACTTCATAACTGAAACTGAGTGTCAATTAATGAAGGACAATAATGCCTTCTATGAGATAATTGATTTTAATGGTTGGTCTTATGGTACGTCAAATCTCCAATTCCATCGAGATGACGTCTTTATCATGACACCGAGCGGAATTGCCCATCTCAAACCAGAAGACAGAGCTAATAGTTTCATTATGTATTTTGATATAGATGAGTCTATTCGCAGAGATCGTCTCTCAGCTCGTGTTATGCCTGGGCATTCAGTTGAGGCTAGGCTGCAAGCCGACCGAGAGCTATTCGAAGGCTTCACCGACTTTGACATAAAAATAACTGATCCTAATTTTTAATTATGAATTACGAAATAACTGGCACAATCATTGACGTATTGTCAACTCAAACATTCAATAAAGGCTTTCGAAAAAGAGAATTTGTTATTGAAACTGACGAAAAATATTCTCAAAAAGTAGTATTGCAGCTTGTTCAAGACAAATGTGATATGATAGACTCTTATGGTATTGGCGATACGGTAACCGTGTCGTTTAACGTTAAGGGTCGAGATTGGGTTGACAATTCCGGTACTGTAAAATATTTCAATACCCTAGAGGCTTGGCGAATTGTAGCTAAGGGCCGTGCGCAGTTGTCTGAACCGACTGCCGATATGGGCGGAGGATTTGACGATGACGATGATTTCTTTGGAGATATCGATAATGGCCCAAAGAAACCTAGCAAACCAGCCGATACTAGTTTTGACTTAGACGACGACTTTCCATTCTAATGACTAAAAAGCCGGACAATATTGCAGATAATCCAGGTCTACTGCCGTATGCTAGCAATGTTGGGGCGCCTGCAATAAAGCCAGACAATATTGAAGATTGGAAGCTACGCGGAGTCAATAAAGTAAATCGACAGCTTGCAACAAAGTTTGATGAGCTTAGGGAAGAATACCTTAAGCTGGTTAAGGAATATGAGTGGAATGAATTGGTTTATCAAGCAAAATTCTCATATGAACCAGTAATTGGAGATACCTATCATCTCTATGTCGGTAAGGACGGTCGGCCTTTCTTATCACTAATTGCACCAGACGAATGGAATAAGGAGTATATTGGATCCTTTAAATTAAATAGCGAACATAAGTGGATTAAAATATGAAATATGTATCAATCGATATCGAAACAACTGGATTAGACCCAGAAACCTGTCAGATTTTACAAGTCGGTGCAGTTATTGAAGACACTCAAAACTTGTTGCCTCTTGAGGAATTGCCTAAGTTCAACTGCATAGTTGAGCATCCCGCATATACTGGGTCACCATATGCATTGTGGTTAAATTCCAATTTACTTAAAATATTGGGTAACATGGAGAGTCTCAAAAAGGACGAGAGACTTGACTATAGAAAGTCTCACAATATCCTACCAGTTGGGACAGTTGCTGCCTCTTTTAATATGTGGCTCAGTCATAATGGATTTGAGCAATCTGAGACCGGTGGAATTGTGATCAATGTTGCTGGCAAAAACTTTGCATCATTCGATAAACACTTCCTGGTCAAATTGCCAAATTGGCCAGCACGCATTCAAATGCGACAACGTATCATGGATCCAGCAATCTTGTTTATGAATTGGCAGAAAGACGAGTCATTACCTAATCTCAATAAGTGTATTGAGAGAGCTGGCCTTACTGGCGAAGTCTCTCACGATGCAGTAGACGACGCAATTGACGTGGTTCGAGTAATTCGAGCAGCGACTAATAATTATTCAAAGTAGTATAATAGTTAAATGAATCCAAAAACTAGATTAGGATATTGCTGCATTAACTTATCGCTAGCTGATCAAAAAGTATCAGCTAACCGTGGCATGATAAAAAAGACCTTTGAGGCTAAGGGCAAGGATTATGCAGCCGATTTAGCATATCTTAATCTATGCGATTTACTTACTATTATTAAATGGAATGTTGACAACGAAATCATGGTATATCGTATGTCAAGCGATATTTTTCCATGGATGTCCGAATATGAAATTACTGAGCTGTATAACTTTTCTCAAATCAGCGCAAAGCTGACTGAGATTGGTAATTTCGTAATAGAGTCTGGTATCCGAGTTTCAATGCATCCAGGCCAATTTGACGTATTGTGTTCACCAAATCCAGCAGTTGTCAAAAAGACAATCAAAGATCTAAATCAACACGCTCAAATTATGGATTTAATGGGCTTACCGATCAATCATCGGTTCCCAGTAAATATCCATCTTGGCGGCACATACGGCGATAAAGAATCAGCCGCTCAGCGTTTTTGTGAAAACTTTACAAAATTAGCGGAGTCTACACAAAAACGATTAGTTGTCGAAAATGACGATAAAGCTGCCCAATATTCAGTTCGCGATCTGTACCTAATGGTATACAAAAAGATCGGTACACCAATCACATTTGATTATCACCATCATCGATTTAACACTGGTGATTTAACTGAAGAGCAGGCATTTAGTCTGGCATATTCAACTTGGGATTGCACTCCTCTTTATCATTATTCAAGTTGCAAAAAGACCTTTGAAGATTCGTCAGTTATTGCGCGATCTCATGCAGATCACGTTTACGAAAAAATACGAACTTACGATCATAATATTGATATTGAAGTTGAGGCTAAATCCAAAGACCTTGCTGTGATACAATATTTAAAAAACTGGCCAACACTGCTTGATTCATATCTGGAATTTACAGATTCGTCTCAGTTAATAAAAAGTTGATAAATAATATCATGAGTACTGAAGAAACAAATAGCCCAGCTGGCGGCTGTGGATGCGGGGCAAATTCGCAACCTCAAGTGACTACACAGTCCAGCCTAATTTCAAAAGTCTTTGTCTCCAAAGAAGTCCAACAGACCCGAATGAGTCTGTGCAGAGAATGCGAACATTTCGATTCGCTATTAGCCCGTTGTAAAATATGCGGCTGTTTCTTGGAAGCAAAAACCAGACTTGCAGGATTTCACTGCGCACTAGATCAAATCGGGGAAACCCCAAAGTGGTAATAAATAAGTTGTGAAAGGAATTTCCATGCAGTCTTTAAGATTCATGAAAAATAGCAAAAATATGGAAGGTGAGCCTAGTCGAATTGAAGAAAAAACAGAAGAAGATAGTTACGACCAGTTTGTTAATACTGGCAACATTCTTCAATCCACTTGGCTTCGATGTGCTGTTCGCGCTCGTGATGAAATGGACAGGTTCCTATTGGGTAACCGACGCCATCTTCTATTCCATTTCAATCCTGTTCTTTACGTTGTACTTTTATTTCTCAAAAGATGAGAGACGCAAAACAAATAACTGACTTTACACTAGCTAATGCTAAAGGCCAAGCCTTTGAAATTATTGGGACCTACTTAACCGCAAATGGTCACGTCTATCTCAAAGTAAAATACACAGATACTCAGATCTTTGTAAATCATCGAATCGCAGATTTTAAAACGTTTTTAACCGATACTGGTTTAAGAATTGAGGTTGCTCCAACTGACACCTTTGAAAATAAAAATTTTGCGGCAAACATAAACCAAAAGATAGAGGTTTAAGTATAAGAGTTTACTATGAGCATGAATCCAGTAAACTCGTCAACAATTGATTCGATCGGATACGATCAGAATTCTAACAAACTTACAGTCAAATTTAAGACTGGTGCAATTTACGAATATCTTAATGTGCCACATTATGTGTATGATGCAGTAATGTCAGCGGATTCAGTTGGCAAGGCTCTAAACTCTGAAGTTAAGGGAATTTACGATTACTCTAAAATACAATAATATGGGATTTAACAAGTACTTTGTACCAGAGCCAAATGATCTAGTTGAAATGCTAAATCGAGTTGGAGTCAGAAGTTTCTTTAACCGAAAGATCGATGCAATGATAGGCAGTTCCACGTCTATGCGAATTCTCGACGATGCGTATGAATTAGTTAAAGAAAATATAGCTGACTCTGAAATATTAACGATTATTCAGACAAAACATGCAGCGCACCTCAAACCATCTACGAACTGAATTAGTTTTATGCGAGTGCGCATCAATTGAGCACCAGATCGTTTTTGTTAAAATCGACAATGACGATCCTGAAATCTATATGGAAGTTCATCTGCGAACTGGTCGAAATTTTTGGCAAAGACTTGCCCATGGTATTGCGTATGCATTTGGTAAAAAATCTAGATATGGAGCTTGGGACGAATTCGTATTAGGTCCAGATCAGCTCTCACAAATTAAAAATTTTATAGAAAATGAAAGCAACTCTTGAATTTAATTTAGACGAACTTGACGATAGAGTCGCTCATCTTAGAGCAACTCTTGCAACCGACTTAGCCCTATGTCTATACGCAATAAAGGATGAATTGCGAACAAGGGTCAAATACGCGCCAGATTCCATTTCTGAAGATGAGTATGCGACTTGGGTTAAAGCTCAAAAAATGGTATTTGAGCAATTATCGATACACAATATAGATTTAGATAAAATACTATTATAAAAAAAAGGGAGCAGTTGCTCCCTTTTTAAATTTAAATCCAGTCGATTATGCAAACTGGGCTTTAAATGCTTTTGCTGCTTTTAGCGAGGAGGTAGTCTGAGAATACAATTCTCCGCCTGATCCTACTCTTACTCTGTAAGAAACTGTACCAGATGGGAAAGTAATCTTTTGGATGTTTCTCATCACTGTTTCGTAAACAGGTTTTCTAGTGGCGTTTGCTGTACGTGCCATAACGTTAGCGGTTAACCCTATATCACCGGCAGGTTTCTATTTGGTTAGGCTGCTTGTTAATGGAGAGCCTAATATCCAACTGGCTTATTCAATCAAGCCGAGTATCTTAGACTCCTGAACGGCTTCCAATTGACATGGAGAAACGCCTTCACCGAATCTTTTTAATAGTTTTTCTTCAGCTTCACCAACTGTGTTGGCTTCAACTAAATACTGTTCTCTAACCTTTTTGATTTTACCGTTGTCCTCTTCGGACTCAAATCGTAGTTTTGCTAAATAGTACATTGCTTGAATCTTTAGCCTGTTATACTATGAACTGGATCGCGGTTCTATTGATATTGTACTAAAAGACTAAAAACCTTAGTTCGATTCAGTGTCGTCAGCCGCTTTCATTTCTTCAGAGTGAGCTTTACATGCATCGCATGGTTCCATCATCTCTTCGCAAGTTGGACAAGATTCTTCAGCAATAAAGCTCTGTGAAATTCCCATTGCTGATTCCATAAAGTCGGCAGCAGCATCTTCACCCTTTTCATTTTTGATTTGGGCATACAGAGTATCAGTTAATCCTTTGAGCTGGTCAGGTGAAGAATAATCCTTTTCCGAGTAGCCTTCTACGTCAATCATTTTAGATGCAATATTCAACAAACTAGCAGCAGCTGACATTGCTTCAGCATTTTCATTTAAAAAAGTTGCGTAAGAATATACATATTTTCCCATCAGGTAATCAATTTATTTGGTATTATTTATCCAAAGGATAATACTATGCCAGAAGGACCAGAATGCAGACGTGTTTATGAGGGATTGCGCCAAGCAACTGACTGTAAGATTTTAACAGAAGTCAAGGTATTGGGCGGTCGATTTTTGAAAAAACCGCCAGTCGGATTAACTGACTTAGTTTTACCGACTCAAGTAGTTGGTGGCGGGGTGCACGGCAAATTCATATGGCTTGAATTTGAAGAAAATCAGACCATTTGGATAACTCTTGGTATGTCCGGTAGATGGAGTAAAATCAAGCTACCTCACTCCCACTTGGCATTAACCTTTTCAGACGGTACTGAACTTTATTTCGTTGATCAGCGTAGATTCGGCACGATCAAGTTTGCGAATAAAATTGAACTTGATAAAAAGCTGCAATCGCTAGGCATTGATCCACTAAACGACCGAACGTTGAGTATGTTTAACGCGCTTCGCCAATTTGAAAAGGTGCCAAATAAAACAATTGCGGAGGCGCTGATGAATCAATCACTTTTTGCGGGCATAGGCAATTATATTAAATGCGAAGTTTTATATCGAAGCCGAATATCTCCGCATCGATTAGTTAGTTCACTTTCTGGGCAAGATATTTCTCAGCTATGGACTTGGACCAAATTAATAATTGATTCATCATATTCACAAGGCGGTGCAAGTATTAGAAATTATCGACAGATTGATGAATCGACTGGAGATTTCATCTTTGAATTCGAAGTATACAGTAAAAAAGAAGATCCATTCGGTAACGACGTAGTAAAAGAAATTACAAAAGACGGGAGAACCACGCATTGGGTTCCACAATTACAGGTATGAGACATATTGATCCAACTAAAATTTATGATCCACAAAAGACGTGGTTTATCAGCGATACTCATTTCGATCATGCGAATGTGCTAAGGTTCGAGGAAGGATTTCACCAATTTGAAACAATCGAAGAACACGATCAGCAAATAATTGAACGCTGGAATTCAGTAGTTCAAGAGGATGATGTTGTCTTTTTTCTTGGCGATGCAGCATTACACCGAGTAAAACTATCGTATTTAGTCCACATATTTAGCCAATTGAAAGGCCAAATTATTTGGCTTAGAGGAAATCACTGCGACCATATTAATTTTGAATGGCAACGTCAACTAAAAGAAGCTGCGAGTAGTATTGAGTTTAAAGATTACGAAGAAATTTTCTTTAAAGATACAAGTTCGCCAGCTGGTATTAGGAGAGTATGCCTATTTCATTATCCAATTTTAGAGTTTAATGGTAAATATCGTGGAGCCTATCACTTATATGGGCATTCACACACAGTAGTTCATGATATTTATGGAGCGTATAGCGTGTGCGCATGTATAACCGATTATAGACCAGTAAACTTTGATTGGGTACAGAGTAAAATAACAGAACACAATGAAAGACTTAATAGACTTAGGGAACAGAGTATTTGACGTTTTAATCAAAGATCACGGTGAGGATCCAACTAGTCGTGCGCTGTTTCTTTATGCGATATCAATAGATAGTCCTCAGCCTTGGTATGTATTAGGGTCAGACAAACGAGTTATGATTACTCAGTCTGGAGTTTCAATTAGCTTTCAAGACGATGCAATCTCTAGTCTAAATTTAGAATGGACTAAGCTGATTGAGGATAAAAAGTCGGAGCATGCAAATCGAGTATTATCAAAAATAAAATCTCAAAACTTTTCACCGAAAGACGGCGACACTTTTAATTTTTGGGAAAATGAAGGCCCATGGAAAGA